CCTTTAACCAGTGCCGCGGCGCTGACAAACACTGCAAGCGATATTGCTGATTCAAAGAATGTATATCTTTATAACACCAACGCAGCAGGTGTCGTAGTTACAGTAAAAAGTGGTTCTACAACAATAGGCACCTTTTACTCTCCACCTAAAGTAGGAATTACGTTAAAAAAGGCAAGTGCCAATACTATTGAAGTCGCTTCAGGCGATGCCAACAAAGTATATGCAACAGGCAGTGGATTTACAAACTAATGAAATTAATTACAGAACATTTAGAATCGGTAGATTATATCACCGAAGCAAACGATAAAGGTGAAAAGAATGTTTTCATCGAAGGCGTTTTTATGCAAGCGGAGAAACAAAACCGCAATAATAGAATTTATCCTAAAGACGTACTGTCTGAAGCAACTGCTAAGTACGTTAAGGAGCAGGTTAAAACTGGAAGAGCCGTTGGTGAATTGAATCACCCAGAAGGCCCACAGATTAATCTTGATAAAGTTTCACACAGAATTACCTCATTAAAATTTGAAGGTAACGATGTTGTTGGAAGAGCGCTGATACTAGATACACCTATGGGTAAAATAGTGAAAGGACTCGTCGAAGGCGGGTGCAAGTTAGGCGTCTCAAGTCGTGGTATGGGTACTGTTGAGCAAAAGGAAGGCAAAACATATGTTAAGGACGATTTCGTTCTTGCTACTGTTGACATTGTCCAAGATCCTAGCGCTCCATCTGCTTTCGTTGAAGGCATTATGGAAGGCGTAGAATGGATATGGGAAAATGGCATTCTTAAACCTCAGCAAATTGAAGAATACGAGACTGAAATTAAAAGGGTTCCTATGGGTCGCATTAGCGAAGCACAGGAAAGAATCTTTAGTGATTTCCTCTCCAAACTCTAATTCAAAAAAAATAAGGAAACTTAATTATATGTCAAACGATAATGAACAAATCATTGAAGACGTAAAAGAAGAAGATCTTGTTATTGAATCAGAGGTTGAGGTTTCCGAGGAGACTGAAGTCACTGAACAAAAACAACCTTTATCAGATACGGTCTTAGAAGTACTTCTTGGCGAAGCTAAGAAGAAAAACGAAGCTGAAGAATCCGAAGAGGATGAAGAAGTTTCTGAAGAAGAAGACGAAGATGAAGAATTAGAAGAAGCTAAAGTATCTGAAGAAGACGAAGAAGAATCCGATGAGGACGAGGAAGAAGTTTCCGAAGCCAAAGAAGACGACGAATCTGATGAGGACGAGGAAGAAGTTTCCGAAGCCAAAGAAGAGGAAGAAGAAGTCGAAGAAGAGGAATCTGACGAAGAAGAGGAAGAAGTTTCCGAATCTGCTGAAGATGAAGAAGAATCCGATGAAGTCGAGGAAGAAGAAGAGTCTGACGAAGATGAAGAAGAAGTTGAATTGCCAGAAGTTAAAACCAAAGCAGGTATTCTTGCTGCAAGTTTTGACGCTCTTAAAGGCATGAAAAAGTCAAATCTAGTTGCTGCATATGAAGCAATTAACATGACTGAGGACGAAGAAGACGAAGTTGAAGTTCCTAAGACTAAAGCTGACATCATTAATGCAATGTATGGTCAACTTAAGGCGATGAAGAAAGACGACATTATGGCTTCTTATAAATCAATCATGGCATCATACAACAGCGCGAAAAACGAAGAAACTGAAGCAGATTCATTTGCATCAGATTTGAAAGTTCTCGCTGAAGCAGATCAAGGATTGACTGAAGACTTCAAAGCTAAAGCTTCTATCTTGTTTGAAGCTGCTGTCGCAGATAAAGTAAATAGTATACAAGAAGAACTTGAATCTCAGTACACTGAAGATCTACAAGAAGAAGTAACTTACGTTCGTGAGTCACTTGTTGAGAAGATCGATGATTACTTGAGTTTCGTAGTTGAATCTTGGATCGAAGAAAATCAGGAGTTTGTTGATAACAAACTGCGCACTGAGATTACAGAAAACTTCATGACTGCACTGCAAGGTGTATTCACTGAACACTATATTGAAGTTCCTGCCTCTAAAGTTGATCTTGTAGATGAACTTTCAGAAGAAGTTGCTGAAGTAAAAGAATCTCTAGCAAATGCTGAAGCCGAAAAGAGTGAGCTTGCAAGTCAAGTTGTAACTCTTCAACGTGAAAAGATCATTAGCGAAGCGTCCACTGATTTAGCATCAACCGAAGCTGGTAAACTTTCTTCACTTGTTGAAGATACCGAATTCGTAGATGCTGATACTTTTAGTGCTAAGGTAGCAACTATCAAAGAAGGATTCTTTAAAGAGTCAAAACAATCTGAAGAACTTGTAGAATCTCAAGATTCAACAGTAACAGAAACACAAACAATCGTAGAAGGTGCGGTAGATCCACAAGCTAAACTCCCTAAGGATATGGCTAAGTATGTACAACACCTTTCACGTTTCAAATAAACCCAAATTAACATAACATTCTAACAACAAATAAAGGAATTAATTAAAATGTTTAACGCAGAAAAAGAAATCAAAAAATGGGCTCCAGTGCTTGAACACACTGACGAAGCTCCAATCACAGACAGCTACAAGAAGGCTGTAACAGCTAAGCTCCTCGAGAACACTGAAGTTGCTCTTAGAGAACAAGCCGTTGCATCTAGCTTTGGCTCTCTTCAAGAAGCAGATGGCAACCAAAACACCAGTGCTATGAACGCTACTGGCTCGTTTGATCCAGTTCTTATCTCTCTTGTACGCCGTGCAATGCCAAATCTCATCGCTTATGATGTAGCAGGTGTCCAGCCAATGTCTGGTCCTACTGGTCTTGCTTTCGCAATGAAGGCTCGTTTTGCAGATGCAGACGGAACAGCTATCATCAACACTGATGCTGAAGCATTCGGTCCTAAAACAGACAGCGGTAACGGCGAGCCTGACACAGACTTCTCTGGTACAGGCACACACGCTAATGGTCTATTCGATTCACCACAAGGTGCTGATGGAGCTGGTGTCGAGTTTGGTACTGGTATCGTAACAGCAACTGGTGAAGTTTCTAACATCGGTGGTCAAAGTGGCCAAATTGGTGGCGAAATGGGATTCACCATTGACCGTTCAGTTGTAACAGCTAAGACTCGCCAGTTGAAAGCTGAGTACACAATGGAACTTGCACAAGATCTCAAAGCAGTACACGGCCTTGACGCTGAGTCTGAATTGGCTAACATCTTGTCTGGTGAGATCCTTGCTGAAATCAATCGTGAAGTTATCCGCTCTATGGTCCTTACTGGTCAAGTTGGCGGAGTTGGAGCTACTGAAGCATTTGACTTGGTAGCTGATGCAGACGGCCGTTGGGCAGTCGAGAAGTTCCAGTCTCTTATCTTCCAAATCGAACAGGAAGCTAACGAAATCGCACTTCGCACACGCCGTGGAAAAGGTAACTTCGTTATCTGTTCATCGAATGTTGCTTCTGCTCTCGCAGCAAGTGGTAAACTTGTATTCGGTGGTTCTGAAGGTCTTAACGTAGATGCAACTGGTAACACATTTGCTGGTACTCTTAACGGACGCCTTAAAGTCTATGTAGATCCATATGCTTCTACAGATTATTGCACAGTTGGTTATAAGGGTTCTAACGCTTATGACGCTGGTCTCTTCTACTGCCCATACGTACCACTCACAATGGTCCGTGCAGTTGGTGAAAACAGCTTCCAACCTAAGATTGCTTTCAAGACACGTTATGGTCTTGTAGCGAATCCTATCACAGGTGTACTTGACGGCATCGGCGGTAAGGGAACAAATCCTTACTACCGTACATTCCGCGTTAAGAACATTAACGTTGGTGGACAAAGCTAAGTTAGATCTTAACTAACAACACATTTAAAGGGGAGTTCTTCGGAGCTCCTCTTTTTTGCGTTATAAATAGATATATGAGCGGAACAAACCTAACATCTAATATTAACATGCTTTCTCCTACAGGGTTTAAGCTTATAATCAATCGTGAAAAGTTTGCGAATACCGAATTTTTTATAACCAGTTTTGGTATACCTTCTGTTACTTCAGGTGAAGTTCAAACTAACTTTCGTAATCGAATTGGATATACACCAGGTGAGGCCATCACATTTGATACACTGTCTTTAAGGTTTGCGATCGATGAAGATATGACAAACTATACAGAAATGTTTAACTGGATGAAAGCAAACACCGATACTACTGAACGACACGATATGATATTATCAGTGATGTCAAGTCACAACAACGTTAACAAACAGTTTCAGTTTAAAGATTCGTTTCCTACATCGTTAGGTGGTGTTGATTTTAATTCGCAATCAACCGATGTTACTTATTTGCAAGCAGACGTTACTTTTAGATACAATGAATTTGCTATAATTAAATAACTATAAATAAATTTATATTATGATTAACTTGGAACAGATCCTAGAGATGTGGAAGAAGGATGCAGTCATCGACGATGTCTGTCTCGACGAAGAAACTTTAAAGTCTTCTAAATTACACGCCAAATACCTTGAACTTTTTTCAATGGCTAAGCTTATGCTAAAGAAAAAAGAAATGGAACAAGAATCCATGAAAAAAGACAAGTGGCTTTATTACAACGGTAAGATGTCACAGCAAGATATGGATGACCGTAAATGGAAGTACGATCCATTTGATGGTATGACTAAACCTTTGAAGAGCGACATGGAAATGTATTATTGCACTGATGAAGATATGGTGCGTATTCGTGCACAAATCGATTATCAGAAAACAATTATTGATACTCTTGAAGAAATCATGGGTAATATCAGATGGAGACACACACACGTCAAGAACATTCTTGACTTTAAGAAGTTTACCTCTGGCATGTAATGATTAGCGCTAGTAAAAAGGACGAAGCAAAAGTAATACTGCGATCAGATGATAGTGGTGTATTAATGGAGCTTGGTGAGTATTTTACGTTCTATGCAGAAGGCTATAAGTTTATGCCTGCTTATAGAAATAAGTTATGGGATGGAAAGATCCGATTATATGATTCAAGATCACAAACCATTCCTTATGGATTGATGAAGCGAGTAGCAGAATTTTGTTATGAGCGAGGATACGAACTTAACGTAGATAGTTCTTTAAAACACGAGATTGATGAAAAAGATATATTAAAAGAGTTTATCGATAAACTGCCTATCAGTATTAAAGGTAAAATGATTAATCCAAGAGATTATCAGTTAGATGCTTTTATTCACGCAGCGCAAAGTAGTAGGTGTATTTTGATATCTCCTACAGGATCTGGTAAATCTCTTATCATTTATATGCTTATGAGATATTTTCTTGAAACTGATGTTGATTTTAAAGCATTAGTTGTTGTACCTACTACATCGTTAGTAGAGCAAATGTATAAAGACTTTGCTGATTACTCAGGAGAAGATGATACGTTTGATGTAGAAGAAGATGTTCATAGGATTTATTCAGGAAAAGAAAAGCTTAATTTCGAACAATCTGTAGTAATTACTACATGGCAAAGTGCTATTCGTTTACCAGCTAATTGGTTTAAGCAATATGGCTTTGTTGTAGGTGATGAAGCACACACGTTTAAAGCTAAAAGCCTGACTACGATCATGAATCGTTTAACAGAAGCACACACCCGTATTGGTACTACTGGTACGCTCGATGGTGCTGTTTCAAATCAGATGACACTTGAAGGTAACTTCGGTCCTGTACATAAGGTGACAACTACAAAGGAGCTTATTGACTCTGACACCTTAGCCCAACTTACAGTACAGTGCTTAGTACTAAAATATCCTGATGAAGAACGCAGACTTTGTAAAGGACTAAAGTACCAAGATGAAATTGATCACATCGTAAGTCACGAAAAACGAAATCGATTTATCGTTAATCTGACCGCAGATCAGCAAGGTAACTCGCTTGTGTTATATAATCTTGTACAGAAACATGGTAAACCTTTATAC